GGATTGCAGGATGAAGGAAAGGCAAATGATGAGTACCTGCACCATCTCGTGATATCATCCATCAGGCGCACCCTTAGCGCCACGGAGCATAACCGCGCCTGCCTTAACAGAAGAAACCGCCACGTAAAACGAGCAATGACCGCAATCATTGCCTCGGTGATAGTGAGTGCAATGACTACGGCCATCCTGCTGGCCTTATCTTCTCTTGGGATTCTCCCCGTGACTTGATGTATCCGGATAACTGTTCGGATCTTCTGGCCAACCATCCTCATTGTAGTTTGGTTTCATAATCATAAAAAAGGGCCCGTGCATCCGGAGGGCATTCCTTCAGCACGAGCCACAAAGCTTAGAGAGTGTTTCATATAACAGTCGCCACACGCAAGCCATGCCCTGCCTGCGAATAGCTATCGTTTATCTCTTCATTCCGCCTGCAAAGATAACACTTTTCTTTGAAACCATCAAACATTTGGCTGATTATTTTCAGAAAACGGCAAAAAAAAGATCCCCGATGCATCACGCACCGGGGGACCGCAACCTAAAAACAAATTATTAATTTTAAAATAAATAGGGCCGCCGAAATATCGCTATGATAAACGGAATGCTGGCGGCATTTTAAGTGAGAAGTATTAACACACGCTTGTGAGTACTTATAACCATTTTCCTTTTAAATATAACATGAATATTTTCAACGTATGATCTATCCTCTATTTGGCAAAGAGTATAACCTTGGGATAGGAAAGCCGGGTGTGAGGATTCTGGCTCACCACATCCATGCGCACACCCTTGGTTCCGTAGCGGAAGAAGAGAAACCTCTTAGGAACACGATGGATAATCATCTGAAGGGTGTCGCGGCTCTCGATGCGTGCCGTGAAGCTGTCACCCCTGATGGTTCCCCGCAGGCTCATCCACGGATCGCTCCAGGATACTTGCTGCGGGGACCTTGAATGGTAGGATAGAAGCACATTAGAATCCTTATCAGCTTCATCATATATGGAGTCGGTGGTAATGGCGGCATGAATATCCGCAGTAGCTAAAGAGGAAGTCCTGATAGCCGCCACCATCCGACGGGGTTTTATCTTCAGATCCTTGCTTGTAGCAGCAAGGAGGGAATCGGGGATGCGCTTCAGGCTGGATGGCTTCAGCGATATGGCTGAAACTGATGCCATCGGCTTGCCAGTCTGCGTCTGCCCTATCTCTACCTTGCCGTTGTGAAGAAGAACATCCTGGTTTTCGCCAGTGCTGGACTCCCGCCCGAGGTCATGGCATTCTCTGAACGCCATGACCAGTGCGAACGGGATCAGCACTAACATAATAACCTTAAGAAAACTAGTAAACCTACTGTCAATCATTTGTAATTAGGCAATAATAACCTTAACTTATTTTTATAAACTAAAACATCTACGAAACCGTTTACCTGCATCTGCACTACTTGCACTTCTTCTGCACCGTCTTGATGATGGAAGTAATGGTAGTGAGGTAGGCAGGATCGGTGGCATACTTGCAGCCCACGCCGTCGCATATCTTCCGGGCAAACGTAAGCGGATCCTTGCGGTATGGCCAGGCATCCTTGTAGCCCGACTTCTGGAAGAGCCGTTCATGCTCCTTCAGGCAGTCGGCAAGGGAGTCGAAGTCCTTGAAGGCACGTTCTACGGTGTAATACCAGAGGTTCTTACCCTTCACCTTGCACATGGAGAGAATACGGTCGGGAGCCTTGAACTTCTGGTCCGGTGTCTTGAAGTATTCGTGGGTCTTCACCATAACGATGGCCCCGTCCCATTGGCTACCCTTGGTAATGCCGAAGAGGTTGGCCTTGCCGATAACCTTCTTGCCCCATCCCGTCTCAAGCATCGCCTGGGCGGTGACGAAAGCTGCATCTATCTCGGTGTTCGCCTCCTTGGCAGCAGAATACACCTGCTGGGCGAATATGATCTGAGCTTTTGTTGGCATATTATATAATGTATTTATTTATCCTTGGTAAAATCGATTGTCTTCCCGATGTATTCTCCGCTGTCGTTGAAGTCCTTCAGCCGCTTCACGAAGTTCTTGGGCAGTATAGGGTATATCGCCTGTATGTTCTCGATGATGGAGAAAGCTTCCCTTACCATCATGAACACGCACATATAGTCACCTAACCACTGCATCGGGCCTACCACGTTACCGTTTACCGTGGCATGGCTGGCAAAGTTGCTGAGGATCATCAGGAACACGTATATTACTATCTTCTTGGTGAACCGGGAGAAGAAGGATTCGCTTGACGCATCCTTGTGGATGAGGTGCTTCCATACGCCAAGGATGGTGTCGATGGCTATGGCCACCGCAATCCACTTGGCAAACTCCCAATCCTGGAACAGATACTGGGTCCCCTCCATCACTACCGTGAGAGGGAGCGACGTGATTGCTATCATCGGTATATTGCGTTTATATTGTTTCATATCATTTCGGCCTTATGATTTTCGACGTTGCAAAGGTACATAATTATTCCGAGGGTGCAAAGGACTGATGGCGCGCCATCTTGCGGGCCAGACGGTGGGTATCGAGAATGTCGGCGCCCTTGGCAGAGAGCATGAGGGTCCAGCCGTAGCTCTGAAGCTCGGCAGAGACAAACGGGATGATCTCGCAGTTGGTAATGCTCTCGCGGTCCATCCAGTAAAGTCCTTCAGTCTCCACGTCTGCCATGATGCGTGCGTGCACCTTGGAGAGCATCTGAAGCGTGCGGTCGTTGACGATGACCCTTTCGAGCATATCGGCATTGCTGGATAGTTTCTGTGCCACCGTTACTGCTATGCGCTGGGTACACTCGAAGCTTCTATGCCCATCATCCTGCATATCCACTTCGCCGTAATCTACGAAGAGGAAGGAACCCGTAAGCTTGTCGATGCGCTGCTTCAGTTCATCGAACGACTGTCCATATACGTAGTTCTGGATCTCGGGAACCAGTTCCTTCTCCTCCATCTTGCCGAGAATATCGAGGGTGGTGGCATATTCCTCCATGCTGCTCTCGCCCTTGGTGGCGATGCCCTTGATGATGCCGGAGTTCTGAGGGAACTTGGCAAAGTATGTAAATAAATCCAATAACATAAGCTTTATATTTTTGTCGCAGGAAGTTTTTTCCTGCCCTGGTTAAATAATCTTTTTCACGATTTCGAGCGGCAGCCCCACCTCGTTGGCTATCTTCACCACGTCCATGCCGGCAGTTCTGAGAGTCTTCACGCCATCGATGGTCTTCTTGCGGAGGATGCGGAGATAGGTGAGCACGTTCATGCGCTCCACCTGGGAAGCGTTCCCCAGCCCATCTTTGGAGAGGTCGTAGAGTGCATCGGTGGCATCAGTGGTAATAGCATTTCCTTTCTGCGGAACAAACTTGGTGAGCAGGGAGAATTCCGTTTTCAGAAAAATGAAGTTGTTCATGGCGGTGAAGTTCAAGGCTATCGCCCGAAGCGTGTTCGCCGGAAGCTTCCTGAATTCATCTGCCAGCTTCTGGGCTTTCTCGGAGGAATACTCTCCCTTTCGGAAGTAGAGTACGGCAGCCAGCAGCGGGAGACTCTCCTCGCCCATATCGAGCAGTTGCCTCGCCTCGATATACTGAAGGGCTGAAAGCGAACAGGTGAGCGAATTATAGTCGGTGCTTACCTCATAGCCATAATATGCCTTCTTGTCGATGAAGACGATGGGCAGCATCTGGCGGCAGAAGCAGAGGTCGAGCACGAACTTATCTTCTTTCTCCTTATAGAAAAAGGAAATCTGGCTGGCAATACTCACAAAATTTTCAAGGTTCCGCTCGTAGCTCTCTATTTTCCTTATGTCCCATTTCATCAGGTGGCAAAGGAACAGGCACTTGACAACACCTAGTGAATACTGCCCACTCTCCATGAGGGAAAGCAGGTCTGTCAGCTTCAGATACTGCTCAGAAGTGAGCAGGTCCCATGAGTTCGGGATTTCGTATTCCTTCCCGTTGGCTCTTACGGATATCGACTTTTTCATAAGCTATGGCATTAAGTACATGTTATCATCCATGCGGTTCTCGGCTGAGAAGGAAAGGAAATCGTTGCCTTCCTGGGCATCGAGAAGCATATCCACATTATGCAGCAAATCTTCCACCTCTCCGTCGAGCTGGGTGGCAAGTTGCAGCGCACGGCTTGCTTCGTCACTGCCCTGGCGGGTGGAGGTATTATCATCAAAGAGGTTTCTTATCGTGGCAGGGAACTCCAGGATATCGAATCGCCTGAGAGCCTTCGCCACCGTCTTCTTCACCAGGGCACGCTTCAGCATGGGCAGCGCCTTCTGGGCAAACTCGGCAAACGTCTGGTCTTCCCCACCCTTCTCAAGTCGGTCGAAATAGGCACCGATACTCTCGTCGAGCACTTCCTTCTGCAAAGGAACGCAGCGGAAGAAGAAGAGGTACGAGAGGTCGATGGGGTAAATTTCATCGAATTCATCGGCAGTATCCACCTTCAGCTTGCTGAGCATCTTGTAATAGTTGGTCTTGCGCCAATCTTCCATGACAAGGCGAATATCGGCGGTTTCATCGGGGCTTATCTCCTCGGAAAGTTCCGAAATCAGCGAATCCATCGCATTGAAGTAGTTCTCCATATAAGAACGCTTCATGCCTTCCAGTTCGTACTTGTAGAGGTTGATATCGTTCTTGCGACGGTTTACGGCATCAAAGACGATCTGTGTGGCTAGCGTAAGGTTGGCCATGGCAGTGCGGAGAAAGTCCTTGATGCAGCTATCCTCTTCCTGGATGGCTACGATATCGTTGAACGTGTTGCCGCCAATGATGGCGACAACACGCTTGCGTGCGGCTACGGCAGAACCCTGAAGGCTGTCGAAGTCGGCGCTGGTATCAGCACCAGGCGCGCAGTTGCAGAACTGTGCGTAGCTGCTGAATAACAGATTGAGTTGAAATTTCTTGTTCATGCCTGTTGCTGGTTAAGTCGTTGGGATGGTGTAATATCTTCCTGTCGCTGGGGAACCTCGCGGTAGAACCCGAGTCGGTAGCCCTGCCTGTAGAGTTCGGGGAAGTTCATGCGCAGTGCCCAGTTGAGCGGTTCTGCGCATACCTCGTCCTCTGAGGTGAGCGACATGATGTAGATGAGATAATTATAATAGGTGTCACTTCCACTCTTCGAGATGACTCCATCCTTATCTACGGCAGAGATGGCAGCATCGAGACCTACGGAAGAAAGGAGGGCTTGCTCGGTACGCTTGTCGTAGGAGATGAGCGCCTCGATATATTCCTTGTACTTGAGGTCGATGGTCTCCACCTTCCACGCCTGCTCGTGTCCCTGGGCATCCATGAAGGAAATGGAAGAAAAACCCTTGCCCTGATTGTCTGCACCCGAGAGATAGGAACTGAACTTGCGGACCTCATCACGGACGTAGCGAACCATGCACGACTCCTTGAAGTCTGTTCCGATATCGATGCCGTTGTACTTCAGCAGTTCCATATCCTTCGCCTTGCGCCGCTTGTTCTCCTCGCAGAGCTTGGTCATCTGGGTGCGCTTGCTCTGGATCCAGGCGTTCGGAATGATGACGTGAACCTTTGCAGCGAGGGAGTTTTTCAGAAAACTGTTGATGTATCGGGCAGTCTTGTTGCTACCCTGGATGTAAGGTCGTGCGCCCTGATGCGTCTCGTTGGCTCCGTAATATTCGTCCACCGATTTTTCACGATGGTGGGAGATGGCAGCGAAATGATAGTTATCTACCTCGTTGAAGCTGAACTTCGGGTAAATCTGGTAGCTCGATAGGCCATAGGCAAAACGTCCCACTACCACCTGCTTGAAGTCACCGTAGGAGATAAGTTCTGAAGCTACGTCCTGGCGGGTAGTTGCCAGTCGGCAGTAACGGTTCTCCATGGCTTCGAGGGCAGCCACCGGCTTACCCATGCCTATCATCTTGCCTCGGGTAAAGCGCCACTTCACGAAGAAGTCGCCGAAATAATAGAAGTTCTTGATGCAGGTCTTGCAGAACTCTTCTACTGAAGGGATGCCACGGGAACTCCAGGAGTCGAGCCATTCCATCACCTCGGGGTGTTCCTCGTACTTGCGCACCAGTTTACCGTCCTCGATGGCCTGCTTATATACGGCGAGTCCGTGACCATAGAGCATCTTGATTTCCTTAGAGTAGAGACGCGGAAGCAGTCGGTTCTCCTTAATCTCCCTGGTCACTTCGTCGCATTGCTGGTTGTTGTAGCCACGCATCAACACCTGGTAGCCCTGTATGCCCAGGTAGTGGTGCTGCTGCATCCAGAGCGTGCCACCGAATGGAGACTCCAGCAGTGGCGACTGGAAGAGCTGATCTGCACCCATGGCAGGGTCGCCTTCGCCCAGCTGGAAGGTGAAGGTATTGCCATCGGCAAGGTAGATGCCGGCGTTGCCATACATGTCTATTTCATAATCCTTATTCATAGCCAATTTATTTTGTGTAGTTTATATCCGTCCTGAGGGAAGCCCATGAACCTGATGAGGATTCGGTAGCACATCTTAGGTTCTCCATGTTCATCGGTATAAAGAAAATAATTCTCTCCATCGATGGCGAAGCGTTCCCTGGGCAGCTGGGTACGGTATTTACAGTGGCGGCGTATCTGAAGCTTGGCACTTGCCTCTCCTCTCTGTCTGGAATAAGGGTAGAAGGCCAGAATGAACTCCCCATCGGGAAGCTTGCTTATCTCCCTTGCCCACTGCAATGCCGTGATACCATCCATGATGATGTTCTTGCTGTTCCTGTTCATGATGATGCGAAGATAGTGAAAAATTATCGCCCCGCAAAAGACCGGCTGCACCCTGGGGTCGTCATATTTCCGAACTTTTCAAGGGCTGCACCTCTCTTCCCCTTCCCAGCGGTGCGTGCACGTTTGGGTGACGCATTTTTCGGGATTTTCCCCGGGCGGGTCCGCATGGACTGATTCTCAGCATCTTCACGTTTGCACCCCTTCATTTTACCTGAATTATTGGTTCCTGCCGTAATTTTATTACCACAGAAATAGAATATTATCAACCGTTTATATCTCGAAATTATCGGGCAAATCGGTAGGATACGTACTTAATTCCGCCTTCACGGCATCAGAATAGAGACCGTAGAGCAGGTAAATCATGGCGGAGGGAAGCTGCGTGGTGAGTCCTGCCTGGTTCTTGAGCTGCTGCTTCTTCTCGGAACTCTTGTCAAGTTCTATCTTGCCATCAGTCTTCTTCAGAGGAGAGATCATGATGGCACTGCAAAGATTCTTGCACTCGTTCTCGTCGATGCGGACCACGGGAAGCAGCGGACTGCGCTCGCCAAACAGCATCTGGCAGAGCTTGAACTGTTGCCAATGGTAGATGGTAGGTGCGTCTTCATTATAGAGCACCACCATGAAGCCGTATGACTCCAGGGCAGCCTTCAGATTGAGCGAGTCTGTGGTTATCTGTTCCCGTTCCTCCCTACGCTTGTTGCCGGCACGGTCTGGGTAGAGATAAATCGTCTTGTTGACGGCGGCTGATCCGAAGAACTGGTGCACCTCTGCCACGAGGTCGTTGTAATCCTTGGGTAGGAAGGCAAAGAACTCCTTGATGATATCGAGCCGCCTGCCATAGTCCTTCTTCTGGGCTACGATGAGCGACTGGAAGTTGCCGGGGTCGTAGCCCATGTAGAGCGGTTCCTGAGGATCGTAGTGAAGTAGATACTCGGCAGAGAGGATGAATCTATCCTTCAGATTCAGGCGAAGGATGGATTCGTACTTATAACTATCCTTGAACTGATGCCTTACATGGTCGTAGTTGATAAAGAACTTGTTGGTCACCTCCTTGTGCCGGATGGCACAGATGGCAGTGAGGAACTCGTCGGTATCAAGGGTATCGAGCTGCGTCTTGAAGAACTTAGGACCGAGAATATCCTTGTTGCAGAAGGAGGATGCACGGATGTAGAAGATGGCATTGCGGCGCATATCGGCAAGGCGTGGCTTCCATCTTTCCACGAAGGAATTGAGCCTTACTGTCTCCAGTCGCATCTTCTCAAGGAGAACCGGATCCTTTGAATCCCTCTCCTGCTGTCTGAGTACAAAGAGACGGTAGAGACTCCGGTTAACCTCCAGGGCTACTGTAGCTATCTCCTCGATAAGCTTCGGGTTCACCTTCTTCTCGTAATCCTCGAACCAGTCATCCTCACCGAGGTCAACTCTTGCGGTATCGCTCACACCGGTAACGCCTTCATAATAAGCAGAGCATCGCACGTTGGCTGGACCTCCACGCAAGGATGGGAACAGTCGGGTCTTGAGCTTCTCTCCGCTGTTATGCTTCATCTCCTCCACGAAGGCGTGCACGGCATTTCTACCTGCCACGGATTCCGGCTGGTCGCTGGATACCAGCTGAAGGTGGGCGCCATTGCGGAATATCACGCTGTGCTTGGCATAGGCTATCGGATATCGGGGCTTACGGAAATGGGAAGGCAGCGTGCTCTCCCCTACCACGTAATCGATACCGTATTCGAGCATGGAACGCTGCTGTCCGTTCACTACTACCTGACGTGAGAAGTATGCCTGGATGTTAGGCCAGACGTTGGTCATCAGCGCCACATAGGTCTTGTGAACCAGGAAAGATAGCTCTCCTGGCATATCATTGGCCACGCGTATCAGGCGAGGTCCCGTCACGCCTTCGGTCTTACCTCCGGCACGGGCTACCTCGGCAAAAAGCATATTCGGGTCGATGATGTTGGCAAGCAACTGCATGTTATTCATGTAGTAATGCTCGAACTCCCCGATGGTATTATCATTCAATATCAGTTGGCTCATCGCTTATTTCCTCCACTATTTCCGCTTCCTGAATATCAGCATCACGAAGCAAACGTTTCTTCTCTGAACTCTCGATAGGCAGACCATCGATGAGTGAAATATAAAAGCCGCGGTTGTGCTTGGCGGCAATCTCCTTGAGACTCTTTTTCTGAAAACCCAGCTCTTCCGGAGTGACCTCCGGGGTGATAAGGAACACCACGCCGAGGTCTCGGTCGGCTTCTGCCTGCTCGGATGCACGGCGGCGGCATTCCAGAGCCTGGTCCATGCAGGCCTTCTGCATCTTATAGTCTCGTTTGGCAGAGCAGAGCTTGGCAAGGTCTTCATACTTGTTGGCAAAATCGTTCTCCCAGATTTTGATGCTTACGTTGCAATCCACGTTGAAGTAAGATATCGCCTGGTTGATGCGTGTCATACAGGTGCGCACATCGAGGGTAATCTTCTGCTGTGCGGCTATGCGCTGCTTGAGTTGGCGGGCGCCACGGGTTATGTTGCGCTCATACTCGTATATTTCGGCAGCCCATTGAAGTTGCTTCAGGAAGATCTGTACATCGTCCGGGATACCTTCACCGTCGCCTGTGGTCAGGAAGGTGGTGATAAGGTCGGGGTGTACGCTTTCCAGCTTTTCTATCTCGCTTTTCATCATACGCCGAACAACTCCTTTCTCAGTTTAAGTTCCTCCCGGTCCTGCATGCGCTCATTCAGAAGCTTGATGGCATCGAGGTCTCCTTCAGATGCCATATCAGCTATCTTCTTGTCTGCCTTGAGCTGAGCCTGTTCGAGTACACCTCCGTTCTTGATCATCGAAACGCAGGTGTCTGCAATCTTTCGTAATTCCGTCTTATCCATCTTGTCCATCTTGTCTATCTGGTTTATCTGGTTTATCTGATTTATCACTATACTGTTCCATCACCATCTTGAACATACGTTCACGTTCCTGATGCCGCTGGAGGTTCTCACGGTCGCTGGCACGTTTATCCTTGCGATCATCTCTTTTAATGTAGCTCTTATAGCGCTTGATATTATCGAGCACGTTCTTGTGCTTATGAAGAAACTCGGCAGGATCCTTCTTGAAGAGCTTCACGAGTTCATCGAATTCTGACTTGCCCTTCAGCAGCGGATGCTTGTATAAGAACTTGCCTGTATCGTTGTACGCCTTCAGCTCATCGAATGCCTGAAGGTTGCGGATGCGGAGTTCTGCCATGGCAGCCACATCGTTCGCCTTTGGTTTTTTATCCAGAAGCTCGTCGAGTTTCTTCATCTTGCGCCATGTGTTGATGCGGTCGTTGTAGATGACGGTTGCCATCTGCACGTCCTCGTTGGAGAGGTTGTCCCAGTCGATGTTAGGATATTCCTCTTCCTTTTGAACTACTTTTTTTTTGAGTCCTCATCCTGCCCGGCTGTATCGTGAGCATCAGATCCCGGAGATGGATCACCTTCAGGTGTGTCTGAAGGAACATCGGATGGAGTATCGGAAGGCTCTTCTGGGGAATCGCCCGAAGACTCCTTGCTTTTTTCCTCCGTTGAAGTATTACTTAAAGCGTCAGGCAGCTTTTGCTCTTCTTCCGTTGAAGTATTACTTGAACCGCCGGAAAGATTCTGCTCTTTCTCTGTTGAAGTATTACTTGAACCATCAAGAAGTTTCTGTTCTGATTCCGTTGAAGTATCACTTGAACCATCGTCTGTACCCTCATGGAATTCTCGATTGCCAGTAATTTCTTCTTCATCACAGAAATCCAGAAGTGTATAAAGAATCTCGTCGGCATAACGCTTAGGATCTCTGGAGAAACGGGTAAGTTTGGGATGGTTTGGCTGAACGTCATCCAGGAGGGAAATATCAGCCATGGCGTGATCTTCTCCTCTCAGCTTGCTGAAAAGCTGTAATTTTTCTCTTCTGTTAATCATACCTTATATATATTATAAAAGGTGCGCCACCTATCTGATGGCGACACACCTTTCCTCGAATCAACTAATAAAAAATAAAATGAGAAAACAAAACTTTAAGAGAGCTTATTCTTTGCCGTTGGCGATGAAGCTACACTCTGCCCTGTATCGCCACCTGCATGACCTTCTTCTGCTGTAGTGACACCAAGAGGATCCTCGGCATACAGACACGGCAAATCTACAGATGTACGTTTGAAGGTGAAGGTTGTATAGCGGCCGTCCTTATCGTCCTTGGTTTCCGTGTTATTGAGAATCATAGGTCGCTCAGGTTCGCCAAGAATATACCACTGCGGATCCTTCACATGCTTGTAGAGGATAATAAACTTGCCTCCAGCATACTCCTCGATGAAGTTGTAGAGCTCCACTCGGGTTCCACCCATCACGATTACAACATTATTCTCGCCAGAGGTAGTGATATCACCTTTCTCCGTGTTGGCGGTAAACGTTGGTATATCGTGCGCATCGAAAAGGTAAGCCTTCAGGGTGTCGGCGTCTGTTGCAGTCTTGAACGGAATCGCCTTCACCTTTCTGTCCTTGTCCGGCTGAGGGAACGATTTGGTCATATCTACAAGGGATGTAGGAACCAGGACCACCTGGTAAGCGATGGCGGAACCGTGAGTATCTCTGTCTGTCACGTCAGCGATAGTGGCCAGAGATACAAAGGCTGCCATTGAGACACCTGTACCGCCAATCCCCACAGGAGATGTAGGATCATCAAACATCTGAAGAAGCGAGATGAGACCCATTACCATCATGGTCGTCATAAAGAGGAGACGGCATTTGTGCTGGGCGTAATTATACCCCTTGTTCGGGTTGTACGCACGATAGCGTACTGGAATATTGTTTTTCTTCATAATCTTTTTCTGAAAAGGTAGGCGGGTACGAGATGTATCCCGCCTACCGGGTAAGCAACTTTAAAATACTATATATTATGAAATCAGCGTCCACCAGGAACGTTTGGCTGAACGGCCTTGTTGATGGTTCGCTTACCACCTACGCGACGCTCCAGCTCACGGAACTTGCCATCTTTGCCGAGAATGACCATGATGTAGTCACCCACCTGGGTTGGAGTCCACGCAGCGGTGATATTGGCAAACTTATCGCTCTTGGCAATGGTAAGCTGATGCTTGGTGTCACCCTCACCAATCTCAATACAGTAAGCTACACCTGCCTTCGCCTTCTTGATATCGGTGAGAGCGGTAGCGGTAGTAGCTGAGTCTGTGATATGCCAGAAGCCGTTTGCGGCATCTACATCTGCACCGATGGTGGCAGCAGGAAGGTTTGTGAAGATCTGCTGGAACTCGTAATCGTTGTCATCCATATCTGCCTTGGTCTCGAACTTTCGGCCAGTGAAGGCTGCACCGCATCCTTCCTTCCAGGTGCTCCACGCACGAACCATCTCCATCTGTTCCTCCATCTTCACGGCAAACATCTCGCCTGGAAGGTATTCGACAAACTGGATATTGCCAGGAACATCCATGAACATCCAGCAAGACTTACCCTCGTATGGAAGCCACTTGATTTGGATGGTAGAGTCTGGAACACGGTTCTTATAACCATCAGGACCCGTAAAGTCGAGATCCTTACCATAGGTCTCACGGCAATTAGCAAGCCACCAGTCAATATGGTTCTCGTTGAGGTAGAGCACATGCTTGTCGAGCGTCATGCCCTCGGTGAGGTGAGTTTTAACGTCGGTAATGAACTCCTTAACCGCATCCAGCATGTTAGCTGAAGTATAGGTATTGTAGCTCTTGCTGGCAAATGGCTTGATGCTGTAGTCGTGGATATAGCGAAGCAGAGTGTACCAGATACCGGTACCGGCATTGAGGTAACTTGATGGCTGACCCTCCTCTGGCTTCACATAGATGCCACGCATACGACGCTGGTTCTGCTCGTCCTGAGCCTTCTTGAGGAGGTTGAGCAGACAGAACTCAATCATTGACCACTTGATAGGGTCAGAACCTTCTTTATTGAGATAAGCAATGTATTTGCGCTCAATCTCCTTCATCGGACCGAACTGCACTTTAATCATTGCATCATCTACATAACCCATCTCGTTCTCGAGCTGCATACCGCCCTTGTAGATTTCGCCTGGCTGGTAGCCCTGAGATACCTCATCGAAGAAGGCGTTGAAGAGAACATCTCGATCCTGCACACCATAGCGGACAGGGAAATATTCGGTGAGATTGCGAAGCTCAAGGATACGTGCGATGAGGGCATCCTGACGAAGGATAACAAACTTATCTCCCAATCCGGCATTATCCACACCGCTATAGTTAGTGGCAAACTGACCGGATGCGAGAGCCTTGACATCACCGAGTTCGTTGCGGCTCTGATGATACTTGTAGCGCTGCTGAAGAGACTTGGCGAATGCCATAGACTCCTTGCGGAATGCTTTGCCATCAGATTCCTCGTCAGGCTCAGATACTGATGCCAGCGCTGGGTTAGCCGTAATCTTATTCCAACGCTTCTTCATATCGAACAGGGCGTGCTCGATGCCGAAGAGGTAGCTATCGTTCGACTCGAAGCCGTTGATAGGAATAGAAGGAGCGGTAACATGGGCAGCAGGCTTATCAGGAGCCGTGTCCTGCGCCATCTTCTGCATATTCTCTGCGAGTTCTGATACTGCTTTTGTAAGTTGTTCGTAACTTACGTTTTGTGGAGCACCGGCATTCTGCTGGCTGTTCTCGTTCTTCTTGCCCTCATCGTCATCATTATCGCCGCCATTTCCATCGCCGTCGGAATTATCATCCTTCGACTTGCTTGCCTTTGAGACGATGGCATAGAGCGAATTAATCTGCTTCTGATGCTCCGCCTCTTCGGCCGCACTGTTCTCTGCGGCGAGATCATCCATGAGGGTGCTCTGAAACTCCTTCTGGTAAGCCTCGCAAAGAGTCTTGTACTCTTCTGCGGTAAGGCTCTTGTTCTCGAACTTCTTGGTAAAGCCAAGCTTCTCGAGAATCTTGTTAAGTCTTGCTTTGAAATTCATAAATTAACCAATTAATTTAAACATTAAAACAACTATAGATCAAACAAAAAACAAATATGAATTAACCGAATCCATAAAGGCTCTGCGTACCCATGTAGGCCTCGCCCAGCTGGGCTACTTCCGCAATCGCTTCCATCAAGGTGCGCTTGCCGTCGACGAGTCCCACTTCCTCAGCCGGAGCCGTATAGTAACTCTCACCCTGAAGAACCGGTGCGTCATCGTCCAGATCCGAAAGCTTTGAGCGCATCGCCTTCACCTCGGAAAGGAACTGATCATTCATTGGGTCAAGCACGTTCTTGATGTAGTCAGCAGACTTTCCGTCCTTCAGGTCATCGAAAACTTTATTCTTCCGGGAAGAGTTGGTGGCTTTGGCAACAATCTTCTTCAATCCGAGCTTCTCGAAATACGGCTCAAAGTTCCAGAAGGAACACATGGTTCCGATACATCCTACGAAATCGTGGCTGGTGGTAGCGTATAGTTTCTGGCCATGGCAACCGATATAATAAGCAGCTGAAGCGCAGTACTCCTCGTAGATGGCAAGGATAGGCTTTTTGGCGCCTCGTAGGGTTTCGCTCAGCCGGTCCATGTACCACGCTTCTCCGCCTGGGCTGTTAATATGGAGGAGATGGGCGGATATCTGAGGATTGTTCTCTGCCGCAATGATATCCTGCTCCAGCTGCTTGGAAGAGAAGTACCAGTAGCTATCTGCGGTCACGACTCCGAAAACACGATGATAGGCGATTGCTCCGTCATCGAGGGAAGGTGAACTGAATTCATCCGTAAGAATCACGTTCTTGGTTTCGTCACGCTGGGCGGCTTTGGAAGATATCACCTGAAGTGCTTCATGCGTCTCGTACTGATACCAGGTATGAGTCTTGAGATATTCCCGGACCTCTGCTAGGGTCATCGCCTGTTCGGCTTTCTTATGTTCCAAACTCGCCACGATACCGTTCAGAGGGAATGCGGCTACCATCAGTCGGCGGTAGGCATCCCCTGTAATCCATAACGGTAAAGTGGAAAGCAGGAGGGTCTGTATTTCATCCATCTTAATTAAGTTTTCTACAAAGGTACACATATATAATAGGTATAGAAAAGACCCTAACCGAGCGGATTCGTGAGCATCTTGCACTTAACTATAAGCTTCGCCTTGTTGAGATGCTTGACGAGCTGTACTCTCGCCGGGATATCTTCTGTTCCTATTCTGTAAGTCGCATCGTCCTGCGGTGCGCTTATGTGGAATACGCCAGAGATGGCCACAATGGCATTGCGAGCCGTTTTAAACTCATTAATCATACCGTTACCGGGGTTATCGACCACGAAAGTCTTACTGCAATCCCAATACACGCCACCATTCTCCTCTGTCATGGATGGCTCAAAGGTGAACGGATCAGCCACGAAGGTAATCCACTTTTCTGGACTTCCAATGAGGGAAACGCCCACAAGACAAGAAAATTCTATCATAATACGTATTTTTGGAGTGATTATTGCGAATTTTTGAGTGACAACATTTTGCACTCGGTATGTATTAAAAATAATTAAACACCCTTCTTTTTTTGGTATTTTCTCGGAGTTTTCGGGAAAAGACGCTGTTTGTAGCGATAAAAGTTCTTCAGAAGTGCGTCAGGAGATATCGACTCCAGATGGTACGTCTTGATGAAATCATACACGACATCCTGATTCCGCTTAGGTCTTCCAAGTTCTTCGTTCTCCATCATGGTTCGATGGAACTCGAAGTTGAAGAGTAGACGAATGTGATCTTCTATCTTCTTTGCGGCTGACGCGGAGAGGTAGTTGAAGTAAGCCGGGTCCTTCCCGGGATGGCCGTCCATGTTGGATCGGCGAGATGGAAGGAATATCTTCAGGTTGGCATCCTCAGGAACCGTGCAATGAGAATCCGGCTTAGACATGAGATTCCACACCACATGATACAAATCTGTGGTGTGCGGAATTTTTACCCCACCCGTTTTTGGGTCGATTTCCAGCTTTTTTTGAATGTACTCCGCCAGATATGGTTCGATTCTGATGGATGCACTTCGTTTCAAGATACGTTTTTCTTTTTCCATATTGTTTTTTCTTATTTTTGCGTCCTACCGTCCTACAATCCTACAAATTGCAGGTTACCAAATGCAAAGATACTAAAAATCAACGACTTATGCAAATTATATCAAACATATTTTTGACCTACACACTCATTTTTTCGCTTCCTACACGTCCTACAATCCTACAGATTGGGGCATTTTGTAGGATGGAATTGTAGGAAACGGCAAAATGTAAACAATCCTTATTTCCTACAGCTTCCTACAATCCTACGGCATTTCCTACAAACCTCCAAAAACCGCAAAACCAACATAAAACACTGATAATAAGATAAATAGATAAATATAATAGTTTGAAAAGAAATGCATTTGTAGGATTGTAGGATTGTAGGAAGGGGTTTTTCTAAAAAACATTTTCAAAACATCGCTTTTACTGGTTTTTTTGTAAAATTAGGGGGTTCGGGGGATTTTTCGCATCTACACATCATGCGCGTGTAAAAAAAATACCCACGCTTGCCCTCTCGGGTTTGCGTGGGTAAGAATATGCAAAATTCAACTCAATTTTATGTGATTTTTCCTTGGTTTTCTCGAATATTTTTTGTATCTTTGTACCATTAAATTGGGGTATTCTACCCCTTATATGAGGTATGGAGAAGAGGTAGATCAGAACGGGGTATTACCATATTTTCCCTTGTCAGTTTGGTCAAATGGTATGTTCCCTGGCTTGTATTCGCCTTTCTGCTCGCCTGTAGCGTCTTTGCTTGCATCATGGGTATCTTGATCACCCTGACCTGCCTGTAGGCTCTCTCCGCGCCGGAAATCGATATTATACATCTCCATGAACTTATCATAGTCGATGATAATTGCACTTGTAGATGTAGAACGCTCCTTGCGCACTCTTACCATCGTCTCCTGATCATCCTGCTTGGCTACCTCGACGGTCTCCTCCCAGGTGAAGCGTCTGGATGGTACGGTTCCAATATATGATGGATGAGAACGAAGATTCTGCTCGAGCGTTGATAGCGTAGTATTCTCGCTATTATAGCCGCTTCGGTCATATATAGAATATACACTGCTCAGACGTAGGAAGAGGATATGCGTACCAGGCTCGAATCCGAACGTCTTCTTGTCGCCATGAGAGTCCTTGCCGGTAACGCTCTTAGGCTGCTCGATGAGCATCTCTCGGCCGAGCAATATCTGCTTGGTGTCTATCATATTGTTCACTGCGTTGAAGAACATGGCAAGCTTGTCTGTGCTTCGGATCAGTGATAGCTGGAACTTGATTTTCTCCTGCACGAGGACGAAGAACTCGTCGTAGGTGAACGGTAGCTTGAGCTTTGAATACCGCTCCACGAGCTTCGCCATGCCAAGAAAGAGAGAAGCGGTCTTCATGAGTCGGTCCATCTCTCCCGAGTTTATCACGTCGTTTTTCAGCTCGCTGTAGGCTTCCTGCTTGAGCGCACGGAAGTGATCCATGACTGCTGGCCTGAGCGATAATACTTCCAGCAACACATTAGATAGCCCTATATTCTTCTCTATATTCTTAAGCTCTTCAAACAACTTGGTCTCCTCTGGAGTTCTGTTCTTAGGCTTAGGAACCTCGCAGATGATGACACGGCTCATCAGGGCGTTGTCATCTCGCTGAGGGGTCTCCTGGCCACAGATGACTACAGGTGCGAATACCTTGTCGTTTTCAATATCCCTTCCCGATGTTCCACGGCGCTTCTGCTTTCCGTCTCCATCATACACAATACCCTTCAGAGCCTGGAACTTTGTGTCTGATATATCCTTGTTGTTGTACTCGTCTAGTACGACTGGCACATCTCTAAATGTACCCATGATGGTGCTCATGGCCGCATCAGTACCTGTATTAAGGTTGAATATCGGAATGGTAGGACTTATGAACAGAGAGCGGATGGATATCGCAATCTGGGTCTTACCTGAAGACATTGGACCCATGAAAAATGGAGCAGTAAAAAGTCTGTCCAGGCAGTGAATATTACTTCTGAAGGCGCACATCAGGGCGAAGACTATTGCCCATTTTCCGTTGTCGTTGATTTTGTACACCTTATCCATGAGTGACGCCCACTGCTCGAACGTAACCTGCTTATTTATTGGAATATCCTCGTACACCAGCTGAGATATCAGCTCATATTTATCGGATTGTCTTCCGGATCCGGCATATATAGTAGAGAAGGCAGGGAGATAGTAATTCATGTGATTATGAGTCACTACACCCAGCTCGTTGACCTTCTCAAACACATATTTTCCGTTCTCATCTTCATGTGCTATGCCGTTGGCGAAGGCGAAAAACTGCTCATCGGTCTTTCTGCTCATTCCTTCAGACTGCTGGTTGCCGTACGTCTGGATTTCTCTGCATTGAACGAAATGGCGGCTCATATACTCCTTGATGCGCCTCCATTGCCATTCCTCTCCATCTGTGAAGTTTACGCCTTCGTAATTGATAAGAACATCCTCGATGGTACTCATCTTCTTCAGGGAGCTTGACAGAACCTCAATATATAATGGCTTGTCGAAATATCTGCGATTAACCTTCAGTACTCGCTTGTTCTGCTCGAAGTCTTCATTGAAGATATGGAGAAGTGGAACCATGTAGAAATCGGCTACCTGCGAGAAGCCTCGCCCGTTCTTGTTCTGGAACATGTAGCATACCGGTATGCCCTGCTTATTCAGTCGGGGATAGTACTTACACTCACGGAACATCTGGGCATACTCGCCTTCTCTTGCGTAGCTCGGAACCTCATCGCCATCGAAATCGTCATCGTACAAGTCATCCTTCAGGGCGTTCGCCTTCAGAACGTTCTTGCGCTTACTGACGAATGGTTTTCTGATCTCGTCAAACTGTCCCTTAGATAAGCCAAGCTTGCTACAGTAATGGTTCTTGTTGACGGTGATTACAGTCTCTTCTGCGTAGCTTGTAAGTTCGATGCATCTCGTGATAATCGGAACCTTGTCGCCGAGGAAGCCGGGCAGTAAGTCTCCATGTATGCGGATATAGAAGTCTATGAAGGATTCCACCTTGTCTTCGTGCGTTACTCGTATCTGCGAGATTCCGGCTTTGTACATTTCTGCCAAAGTGGCTAAATAGTCACTATCCTCGCCCGTAGTTGAGTTGATAGCGCACCCCTCTTCTGTTGTTACGAAATAGCAGCAGATTCGGCGTAAGTTCTGGATATCTGTAGACGATGGTATTCCTGCGGCATACACGATAGGGTTATCTCCGTACGATTCCAGGAAGGTGTCGATAGATGAGGTAATAACCGCCGGTTCGCTGTTTCTCAGATTCTCCTTGAGACTATCGATACCAAAGATGCCCTGCCTCATGTTCTCCTTCTTGACGTCGTTCACGTTACGACGGATATCTCGCACTTTATCTTCCAGGATCGTCATCTTGGTATCGAAATCCTTGGCCATACTCTTCATGTATTCCAGACGCAAGCCTGCATCCTGAACGCACGCTACCAGATTGGATATCGTATTCATGGCTGAAGCAATGGTTGCTTCATCCTTGCAGCCGCGAGGAACCAGCATCCTCTTTAGTGCTTTCGGGAAGGTCTCTGTAATGTCAAAGAGCTTTTGCTTCAGTTCCTCCTTGCAGAGTCGGCCATAACTGTCCGGATCATACCCTTTCGGAAGACGGACGCATCTTACACTTATGCCTGCCTTCAGCAGCAGTTCGCAGTTCTTGACTGCCGCCTTCATTCCGGCATCGTCTGCATCATATATCATGACTACAGACTGCGTAAAGCGCAGGATGAGTCTTACCTGATCGTCTGTAAATGCTGTTCCGGAACCGCCAATTACGTTCTCTACCCCGTAGCGATGAAGGGTAATCACGTCAAACTGTCCTTCCACCAGGTAAGCGTAGCCAGTTCTGGCTATCGCTTTTTTTGCCTGGTAAAGTCCGAAAATGTGCTGACCTTTTCTGAAAATCGGAGTCTCGCCTGTATTGACATACTTGCCCGCATTATCATTTGGTGTGACGATTCTGCCCGAGAAAGCGATAACTCTACCTGATATATCGTAGAACGGAAACATGATGCGATCGCGGAAGAAATCGTAGCTTCTTCCATCCTGTGACTTGCCGAGAACCCCGACATCCGTCAAGAGCTGAAGGTTATACCCCTGTTCGGTAAGCTTGCGCATAGCAACGTTACCCGAAGGAGCATAGCCTACACCATATTCGGCAAGCGCCTTGTCGCTGCTATCATATCCGCGGCTTCTCAAAAAGCTTTCTGCCTGCGACAGGTTGCCCTGGTAGAACTTAGCCGCAGCATCAATGGCTATACGGCGAGATTCCAATAATTTATAGGCGGCATTTTCTTCGGGAGTGGCTTCTTTCTCCGGGAATTCCACACCGGCAAGTTTGCAGGCTAAACGCAAGGCTTCCGTAAAAGTTATCTGGTTGTACTTCTGAAGGAAGTCCAGAACATCTCCGTGCTCGCCGCACACAAAGCAATGATACGTTTGCCTTGTCTTGCTTACCATCATCGATGGATGATTATCTTGGTGGAACGGACATATACCTTTGTGATTGATACCGGCCTTCTGAAGATTGATATAAGCACCTATTACATCAACGATATCTAACTTGCTCTTGACATCGTTGATGAAGTCTGAGTTGATTTTCATATTCTGCATTGTTTATTATTCAAATAGATTAAGCTGAAGGGAGTCGAATGCTTCGGATATTGTAATATTGAAGTATTCGGCCACAGCCTTATATTCAGACGGAGTGATAGACTTGCGTCCAAAGAATAGATCCCAGTATCTCACCTGGTTAATACCCGTCTCCTTGAAGAAGAATCTGCTAGGATGGAAATCTTCGAGATGACGGAATCGATATTCCAGCAGTTTCTTCAGTCGATTCTCCTTTACTACCTGGTGCTTCTCGTCTAACCTATGCCGCAGGGCATACAGGCGGACTGCCATTGTCGAACGTCCAAGGCGGGAAGCCATCTCTTCAAGGCTTACCTTCCCATAGTTATCTGTCAAGTAAGCGATATCGTTTTTGGTCCATTTCTTATTGCTCATTGCTACAAACAGGTTTATCAGTATATTCTACATATTTCTTCATTTTGAGACAGAACCTGCCGTTGATGCAAGTTCTGCCATCGCTGCATGTTGCGCATTTCTCAGCTGCCATAACTACTTCCCCCTAACATGTTCGAGGTAATAGGCCGAGACTTGTGCCAGGGTTCGCATCTGAAGCTTCGCCTTGATGTTCTCCCGGTGTCTCTGCACGGTCTTAATGGAAATGAATAATCTGTCAGCTATCTCTTGAGCCTGAAGCCCCTTTGAGATCAGCTCTATTATTTGAAGCTCTCGACTTGTAAGCTTCGAGTCAAGCTCCGGCTTACAGATTACTCCTTCCATCCTGCATTCTCCACGAAGCGGGCACTTGACTTCTTCAAAGTGAAAGAATCCGTCAGCATCGACATCTGGTGTATGTGCATCATATTCGCCAAAATTGCAGCGACAGAAACGAGATACGATATTGAACTCGAAAACCTGTCTGTTCAGTTCGCTCGCAGTGTATTGCTCGCATAGAGCTTTAAATGCCTTCGGGTATCTTACCTTGATCGTGTCAAGCATCTCCTCGATGACCGATCGACTATCAATCGTAAGTTCCTGGACGGGCTTCCCTATCGGCTTGTACATAACGCAACCCTCGGGAGTATTGTAAAATTCGGTTGACTCCATATTAACAATCCGGAAAAAGTTCGCTCTCCTGCATACCAAGATACTCAGCGACAAGTCCTCTGCATAGAGCGTTCGGCTTAGACTTGCCCTGAATCCATCTATAGACGGAATTATTAGAAACCTTGCATTTCTCAGCAATCTCTTCCACAACCTCACGTCGTGGGTATGGAAGACTCTTCATGTACTCACTAAAACCCATATTTTTAAAATTTTTGTTTGAAATCATCATTATGTGCGATATTTTTTGTATATTTGCACCGTGAGAATTATTAACACGCTGCAAATTTATAACATTTCGGTGATATTACCAAACATTTCACTGATTATTTTATATTTTTTCAGCATTTTGTTTGAAATTATAGATTATGGGTACAGAAGTAACTACAGAAACCATCAATGAGCGAGTAAACAGCATCATTGAACGAGAGGGTCACACCGTTGCGACATTTGCAAAGAAAATAGGTGTGCCATGGACGACTATCAAGAATATCGTATCGGGCAGAAATGCCCCTAGCTACGATATCATGGTGAAGATTATCAATGCGGTAGATTGGGTTGATGCCAACTACCTGGTAATGGGCGAGGAGCTTACGAAAGGCAATCAGGCAAACCTGTTGACTATCGTTGAGAGACAGAACAAGACTATCGAAAGCCAGCAGAACACTATCGATAGGCTTACCAAAAAGATGTTGGAAAAGTAAGGTTTAAAGTACCACCATATTGCACCGTTTTTGTGAAAAAACGAGCTATCTTATCAAACATTTGTTTTATTTCAATCATACAACTGTTTGAGTATCTGCAACTTGTTAGATTCGCAACTCGGTGCATTTTCGGTGTTTAACATGCAAATTTCCGAAATTTCCTAGTTGATTATCAATCAGTTACGCAGCTAATTCAGTAAAGATAAAAAAGTCTTTTTTAATCTTTTAAGCACTTTTTACTTGGTATTATCAGCTTTTTCCGTTATCTTTGTCCCGAAATATAGCTGCATTCGGCAATTAAAATACTAATAACAACTTTATGAGAAAAGTACTTGTAGCACTATTATGCACCGTTGCTCTTGGAGCATTCGCCAATCCGGCAGACGACCTTCTGAATCGAATAGACAAGGGAGCCGCCGCCAAGTTTAAAACCGTGCTTGTGAAATCGGACAAGGATTTCTTCGAGATAGACCAAGCCAGAACCAGAAAAGGAAACAGCACATCAGCCGCTTCAAAATCTGCCGCAGGCAAAAACAACCCAATTATCATCCGGGGAAACTCCTGGGTGAACATCGCCGTGGGCATCAACTGGTATCTGAAGCACCATGCCGGCATCCACATCTCCTGGAACAACATGAACGTGAAGCTGCCGGCTGTTCTTCCTGCCGTGAAACAGAAGGAACGCCACGAAACAGACCTGAAGCTGCGCTACAACTTCAACTATTGCACCTTTTCCTATACGATGGCATTCTGGGACTGGAACCGATGGCAGAAAGAAATAGA